GTCGATCTGTATAGCACCGGGTAAGCACCATTCAGGCCGGTTGCCTCCAATGTCATACCCAACACCCTTACAAAGTTCAACAGCGACAGGCATTATAAACCGTGAAGCGTTCCCTGTGGTTTGGAATCGGGGGTATGTTTTCCCGTTATAACTGATGAACCTATCATCATTTGTCATACTTCAACCATTTTAAAGTCCTTTGCTACGTCCGCATTCTTATGCCCTAATGTAGATTGCATGCCGATATGCTGACATATAGATGGGCTGGCGCAAATCAGATACCCGCCTTTGTTTACAATCCTATTTGACATTTCAAAATCCCAAAGATCGTTGTTAAGCGATGGACGGACATAATCAACGTATGTCTGCCAAGTGAAACACAGGTTTCCGCCTCCGATAGTTTTTTTCAGCACACCGCCTGAAATTTCTGATATTTGTTTATGGTTCGGAGCATTAAAACCTGTTACAATCCTTTTTACGCCATTTCCCAATAAATGTTTCAAACGTCCGATAAAATCGGGCAGAACAATGAAATCAGAATCCAGTGTAATTATAGTTTTGAACTGTTCGCATAAATCCAAAGCCCTACGCATATTCTTAGCCACCCCTACATTCGGATAGTTAAGGTAAATGCCACGATCATTGATAGAAAACAGGAAATTTTTACAGATGCGGGTAACTTCTGCATCACGCGAACCGTCATCGGCAAGAATCAGGTAAACGTCATCGGTAAGGCATTTGCGGATAGACTGCAATGTCCTGTGCAATTCTGTAGGCCGTTTGAAAACAGGTATTACCATCACTGTATCAGCCTTTGTTTTTAATTCTATCATTGAAACTGGATTTGCCGGATCACGGTTTATATTCCAGTTGTTACGAAACAGGGCTGTAAGATAATACATTTCTTCCCGTGAATGCAAATATATTTTCTTCACCTTACCGTGAAACTCCTGCACTCCTTCAATAAAGTTACTTAGTATTGAATCAATGCAATGTATTTCCGATGCGTTCTGAATGATTTTATACCAGTCGAAAATTGTAAATCCATCAATCTTTTGCAACCTGATTTGATTTGCAAAATTTAGCCTGATAAATTTACCGTTATGGGTTTCATCCTGAATCAGAATGTATTTTTTCTGATCACCGACAACCAAATCATAAAGATCGTTTTCTTTTTTAATGTCCCGTTTCCATTCAAGTTTCGACCTGTACCGAATCGGGACACCTGCCAGAAAGTATTTAGCGGTTATAAACGAATCGAAATTAGCCTTATTCGATTGCCACCATTTCTCACGCGGACCACCAAACCCAAATGAAAGATCAATAGTCCGATCAACAGGCGGGGTAAATTCAACAGGAGTAACATAGGGCGTACTGGCAAACATCGGATGATACTCAGGCGGACACTTCCAATAAACTTTATAACCCTGATCAGCGTAATGTTTAGCAATCGGCAAACAGATGAGTATATCACCGTACCGGCCCGGCTGAACAATCAACAGTTTAGGTATGTAGAACCCGTTAGCCTTACGCCTGTTGAATAGTTGCCTGTCTGATGAATCGTTGTTGTTCCGCTTGTAAAGTTCATCCATCGGGCATGCACCTGAATACGGGTGCTGATGTTCGATGATCGTGTCAGTAAACCTTGCTTCTTTACCTAATATCCGGCTTACTTCTGTGAACTCTGTATCGCACCACATGGTCTGATATGCCGGATTGTAAACGTAACCGAACCGATCATACCATCCACGCCCGATAATTGACAGGGTGTTTATGCCGTCTTTCTGATGTCCGTCATAGAAATGCAAAACACCGGAAAGGTCAGGCCAATAGTCTGCCATTTTATCCCGGATTATACCGTCCCAATTCTTAACGACCGGAATCATATCATCGGATGCCAGAACAAGTATATCCCATTTGTAACTGGTTCGTTCAATATCGGCATTACAAGCCTGAATTTTATTCCGGTTGTCACCATAGTAAAATTCTACACCAAGCCTGTTTAGTTTTTCACGGACCGGGTGCGGGTAAAACTCTGGATCATCGTAATCCATTGACACCAAAAAATGAACCTTACTCAGATCATGAGCCATGTCGATGTACTTTGATAGGGTGCTAAAGAACTTTTCCCTGCGGTGTCTGATCGGGAACTTAACGAGTATGTTCATAGTTGCCGGTTGGTTTGGTTGTATGTGGCATTTGCCATTCAATAAACTTAATCAACTGCAATTCCAACTGCATCTGAAACGCCTTACCCGTCTGACACTTTGCAACCCTATCACCTTCTTTAGCGTTCAAACAGACCTGACCTTTCACCCGTTCGTGAATAAAACATGGCTGATGTTCGCAGGTTGATTTGACATTGAATGACCGGGTAAATTTATACCCATTAGTCCTGCTTCCGGTGGTCATGGCAGCGAAAACACCTAAAGCAGGTTTCTCTATACCTTCCCGGAAATGAATCGCCCCGGTGTCGGTTGTTACAACCATATCAGCATCATACAGGTTAATCAGGTAATCATGCAGATCGGATTTAGGTAGTATCAATATGTCCTGCACCTGCTCAATGAAACGCTTATCTGAATCGGTTAGGTCAACTTCGTGAACGTATAACTGATGATCAGGATAAAGTTTCCGGATGGGTGTGTAAAAGTCTTTCAGGTTCGATGATCGCATCTGGCAGGATGCACGGTGGCAAATCAGAACGGACGGGCCGGTAAGTAGTGACGGCTGTTCTGTTATCCGGTCTGTTCTTAGTTGTGGCCGGTTGTACCCTTTCGGGGCCGCTGTCATTCCGATACGTTTGAAATGCGCATCGTACCAGCACAGTTCACGTGCTTCGATGGCTGCGTTCTCGATCACAAGGCGGTTAATAAACTTTACTCTTCCGTTTTTGAATCCGAATTTATCAAAGTAATCGTTTAGGATTGGCTCGAAATAATCTTTAACATTTGTCGGCTTTGTTTTAAACCAATCAAATATAACGTGCTTATTCCGGGGTGCATGAACATTGACATTGTAACTATCGGTTAGGTATTCGGTTAATGCAGACAGAGCCAGAATGTCACCGATTCCAGAGCCGATATGAGTGAATAGGTTAGTTGCATTAGATGTTTCGATATTAAACTCATCAAAGTATTCTACAATAGGCTTAACGTCAATATATCCTTTCTCGATCAGGCCCATCAGCCCTGTATCTGATTTTTGATATGGAATTAATGAAACACAGCGTTCAGGCCATTTAATGCCGTACGCTTCATTACTGATTGTTTTGCGGAAATATCCGGCTGCAAGGTTGCTCATTGGGTGGGGTGTTGGTTAATGTTTGTTTTTCGGTTCGCTCAATACTTTCCTCAACCGTTTCGCAAAGTTAGCATTATCAATGTCAATTTTCAGCATCATGAATACTTTCTGCTGCGATAGGTTCAAAACGTCCTCATGGGTGTACTGAGGGCACCGGCGGCAAAGTGTATCGATTACCCCGAATACCCCGTGATTGATCTTCTTTATTCCGGCTTTTAGTTCGGCTTCCTCCGGTTCGTATTCCAGGTACTTTTCATCACGTTGATTCAGGGCGTTCAGGCCTTCAATGACCATAAACCCGAATCGGATTACTTCGGATGCTTTCAGGCTTAACAGTTCTGTTTCCTGAACGCCATGCAGCACCTTCAGCGGCATCGTAACAAAGTTTTCCGCATTGATCTCTGACAGGTCAATCCGGTTGCCGTAAGTGATTTCGTTTAGGTTCTGCACCCATTTGTCCGGTAACTCCAGCAGCTTACATTCGTTTAGGAACGGTTCAGGATCATAATACATAGCGACCTGTATAAATTCCGAAACGGTCATATCAAGTTTAAACGGGAGCATCAGAAATTGAATTTAGCGGGTTTAATAATAGGATCATTTGACAAAGCTAACAGGGAGTAAACCAAAGCATCTAAACGGTTCGGGCTTGCACCTGACCCGTCCCAATCGGTCATTTCATCTTCCAGTTTCTCAAACAGTCCGACATGGTGAACCAATCCACGTTCATACAATGCCGCCACCGGGTCAGCCCGCAATGACTTTCCGATCTTAGCGTGTACTTTCGTGACCGGGATGGATTGAATAATGTTTGTCAAAATTGATTCGACCATTTCACCGCCCTGATTTGTTTCAGCAATCACCCGATTTATACGGCTGCTGACATACTCATCACAAACGGTTTTTCCCCATTCTGACGGCTTGTAAATGCCTGACATATCTTTCAGGACATAGTAATGCCCGGCAGCCTTACCAGCGACAATAATCCCGGTTTCATCCGATGTTTCATTACTGGTTGTGGCCGGGTCTAATCCGATTACAACCTTTTCAAAGATCGGGACATCGGATAGACTTATCCGGTTTTCAACTATATCTGAATCGTTAAACAGTGCGTTTTCGTTTGCATCCTGAAATCTGCCGAATAAAAACCGCTCCTTTGATTTCTTAGACATTCCCATCAGGTTATTTTCAATATAACCGTCCGGTAAGTTATGCCTGTTATCATCAGGATTCATATATAGGTAATCGTATGAATCCGGGAACATCAAAGTAGAGTTATCAATCGGGTTTTTCTTTTCGATAAACAGTTTATAAGTCCAGTGGCGTTTCGATGGTGGGTTCTCATCAAACAATGCCAAAGGTTTCAGCCCGTTTTTTTGTGCTAAACGGGTTAGGGCTGTTTCTATTGATTTGTAACTGATCTGACTACACTCATTGAAGTAAATCGTGCTGTATTCGTTTCCAAGTATCTTGTCTGTACGGTCTTTATCATCCAATCCACCGAGCCAGATAGTTGAGCCGTTTGGCAAATCAATAAACCAATCCTGTTTATTTTCAATCCATTTAAGTTCCGGGAATGCCTTTGCTTTGATGGCTGGCAATGAGTCGTGCCATATAGACTGCTTGGCGTGTGCAAATGCAAAGCGGCATATCAAATGACGGCTTTCCGGCTCTTTCAAAGCCCGGATAATAATAGCCTTTAAATTAATCGCTGTTTTTCCTGAACGTGAGCCACCGACTAAAAGCACTTTGGAAACATCCGGATTAATCATTTTCCGGATCGCTTCCTTTTGCTTTTCGGTGTTTTTAAAGTTTTGATTCATCAGGGGTGATTTGCAAGGTTATGCCGCCTGAATGCTCAACTTTCTGCTTCTGCGAATTAATCCGGTCTGATTCGTCATCCGTTCCAATCAACTTATATAGAGCTATTTGCGTGGTTGCGTTGTCGGATTCATACCACTTTTTACGAAGGCCACCTTTTAATTTATTCCTGTTTGCTTCAAGTTCGTTTTTAATACTGTCTAATTTGTCTAATCCATGATCGTAAAATGTCTGTCTTGATAGGTTCATTGTAGATGCAACCTCATGGATAAACACAAGCATATTTTTACGAATTACTTCGAGCGCTTTTATTTCAAGTTCTTTCGTGTCGTATGCCATTTCAAATGTGTTTAAATTGCTCCAACCACTCCGCAAACTCCTGCGATTCTGTTTCGTATAAAGTAGTTATCAGATCGTAGGCGGCATATTTATCAATAGTTCCGCACTCTAAATCAATTAGAATGCTTTGCAACTGTTTGTTTTCAGCTTTCGTTTTCATGGGTTGTTCCTTTCCTGTTCATCTACATATTTCTGGCATAAATCAACTATTTCGTGCCTCATTTTTATAAGTGCTTTATATGAATCAAACCTTGCAAACTGTGTAGCTTTTTCAAGTTGATTTAACTTCGCTTTTTGTGCAGATAATTCAGATTTCATCCATTTTTGTGGAATACTATTCCATTTTATAGCTTTTCCTTCTGCGTTCATTTTGTGTTCCTTTCCTGTAAAAACAATTCAAAATGCTCATTTGGTGTTAGTGGCTTTTCCTTTTTGTTGAAAGTACGCCAATTCGCTTCTTTGATTCTATAGATATACTTGTTTTTTGTTTCAATCCACACGCCATATTCGGCTACAATCTGCCCCATCTCGCTTTCGGCGAAGCGGACACCATCGTTGAATGCTGCATTAAGAAATAATAACATGGCTCCAGCAGCTCCATCGTTAGATATCTTTGCCGCCTGATCAATTTTTGTCTGTGGTATCATGGTTGGTTGGTTTTTATTGATTACCAAATTCATCTTCTTCTGCTTCTGCCCGATATATTATGCCGTGCCAGTAATTACCTTCAAGCATTTTATCGTAGCAATCCCATTCCTCAATATCATATCCCTTTTCTGATTTACAGGTTATTGAAAGGTCATTTTCTAATAATGCCTTTTTTATTGCTTCTTCTTGGTTTTCAGCATCAATCTGAACAACTACCCTTGCATTCAAGGGAATGTTTACATAAAATGTTTTCATCAGTTTATTGGTTTTTTCGGTTAATGTTAATTCGGTACCGGTCAGGGAGTGTATGACATTCTGAAATACATGAACTTTATCAAATCTTGTTAAGTCTGCATAACTGCCAATCGACAAAATCCACATATTTAACTTTAAATCTAATCTCAGTTTAATCAGTCCGCTAAATATTTCGTTATGAATACCCATAACATAATCACGTTTTACTTTCACAAAACCCATCCTTTCAAGCCATTCCGGTGTGAGGGGGATGGGTCTATAGTCTGGATCATCTGGGGATTTATCAAGATGCAAAATATCTTCAGCATCAATAATATTTTCAATCCATCCGCCAATTTCAGTTTGACCATTATTGAAAAAATCATCAATGTGATATTCAACTAAATTCGACACCCTCAGTTCATTCGCTTTCATATCGGTTCGGTTTACATCAATTTAAACACAAAAGTAACGGTTTCGGCTGCATCAATCGCATGAACAATGACGTGTCCGGTAAACTCATCGGCATAGAATATCCACCGATCCGGAGCGATCTCACGCCAGCACTGATCGTCATAACCACGCTGAATATAAAGCAGTTTGCAATCGGCAGGCATAGTTTTGTATATCTCTATACAGATCCACCGGCCAGTAAATTCGTGCCTGGTGTCCTCTGTAAACCGGTACGCTATGGCAGTGTTCTGACATTGGTATTCTATGTAATCCTGAGCCGTGACGGTTCTGGTCCATTCCGAATACATGTGCATGTCCTGCTTAATCCTGGCTTTGCGGTTCTGTAACATCAGGGTTTGGCTGAACCCGGATAAGGTTAGCAGGATTAGGATTGTGGTTAGGGTTGGTTTCATGGGGTTGTAAAATTTAAAAGTAAATACATAATACAAAAACCTATTATAAATCCTATCCAAAACTCAAATGAAGTAAAATAAGTCCGATTACTTCGTTCAACTTTTTTACCTAATTCAAACCAGTGTTTTTGTTCCTGTTCTGTCATTTCATCCGTTTTTAAGTTTACAATCTGGTTAGTTGAGGTTATATCGGAGTTATACGCTATAACTCCTTATAATGCAAATTGATTTCCCTATTATGCCTGACCCTGACAAAGTGCATAAACATCCGTCGAAACCTTTTGAAATCGGATAGCGGTATGGTCTTATTGACATCAATCGGATCTGATTTCTCGCCGTTCATCAGTTCTACCCTGAATATGTGGACTTGTGCGGTCATTTTGTGCCTCGTTGGTATGTGATATTGGTTTTCGTGTCAAAGTCGCTTAAAATCGTTCCTATGCGGTCTGTGGGGTAAATTTACTCAGTACGTTCCGCCTGTCCTTGTGCGGGTCGATTATTCTGTCTGTGATGTACTGTTGATCGGACTTCATCGTAAACAAATGCGAAATAATATCATTAACCGTGTTTCGATACCCCGGATATGTTTCATAGCGTTCGTGCACCTTCGATATAGAGTGAAGCACAGTAGCATGATCTTTGCCTCCAATATTCGCTCCGACTGTTGTGTGTGACATTCTTAGTCCAAACTTATACAGTGTGGCTATCAATTGACGTGCTTCAACTATTTCGGCCTTGCGTGTATTGTTAAATACCACATCTGGATCAATATCCAATACAGAACAAACGTATTCCTTAATCTTTTCAATTTGCGTGTTCATCATTTTGCGCTTTGGTTTGAATTGGTTTGAGTAGTATTCAATCGCATTGATCAGGTTCGGGAAATATTCAACTGAATCACGGCAACCGTGAGCCGTAAGTACTTCCGGTATTGTCATTTTACGTGGCGGTGTTTTCATGTGGTGGTGTGTTTGTAAAAGTGTTTTGCAGTTTCAAATCCCATATACCATATTACAAGCAAAGCCATAAAGACGGCAATAGCTGCTGTGGTTGTAACTTCTTTATGTTCCGGGAATGTACCTATGTCGGATTGCAACTGTCCGGCAATAAATCCAAACTGTAAAAACGATCCCATTAAAAATAAATTCATTTTTCTCATACTGTAATGGTGTTTAGTGCAAAGTTAATTGTAATGTTTTCAACTGTTGTTTAATATTTAGAGCTGAATTAAGCACGTGCAATCCCAAATCAGGATGAACACAATTTCGTAATACCTGCCCCGGTGAATGATTTTTCCCATAGTAAATATTTCCATCGTATTGAATGCCTATCCAATTTTTCAAAGCCTGTATTTCCTTCGGAGAATCACCATGGATAAAATTAGGCATATTGGTAATTTCAAAGTTCGGTATTTTAAAATTTGCCCAGAAATAATGCCTTCCTATTATTGCCGTTGGTTTTATCAATGGTTCGTAATACGGTTTCACGTTCTCAACAACCCATTTGCCTTTAAAAAAATGCTGCAAAAATATTATTTCCTGGTAAAGCGTCATATCTGGGTATTTTCTTACATCGTGTTTTGTCGCTTTCATCATTCTGCTGTGGCTTTGGCAAGGCGGTGAAGTCCAAACAAAATCAAAATTTTGATGGTTTCTTAGCAGGTATTCGTGTGCATCTGAAATTATAACAGTATCGTCTTTAAAATTATCACTGTAAACTTTAGCGATGTTGCTTTCGAGTTCAACCGCAGTTATATCATTCCCCGCCCATTTTTTACGGTTGCCTCCAAGTCCGGCGTATAGGTTTAATATTTTCATACCACAAAGTTACACAATGTTAATAATTTGTCAACAGGTTTAAATGAACAGGTGTTCAGAATGCCGGATATTACCGGCATGGATCAGAAGGGAAGATCATCCACAGGCTCAGCTGGCGTAGCATCGACAGGTGATGAAGCCTGCTGTTCTTTCTTCTGAACCGATACGCTGAAAAACGGTGTCTTTCCTTCAGAACGTTTCACCCACATCGATACCCAACATTCTACCCCGTCCGGTGTCATAATCGTACCCTTATAATCCGGGTGCTTTTCTTCGGTTTTCTTGTCATTCTTGAATATGGAGCCTTGCCCCGGTTTCAGTTCGTAAGCCATTGTTTTAGTTTTTAAGGTTTATATTACGTTACTGTCCCACCATTGAAACAAATCATTCAAATCGTGTACTACAAGGTAAACACCTCCGGCCAGTTCCATCTGCTGACCGTATGCGATCTGTGCAGGACTGAGCCGGTCTTTCCCTACCTTAATCTCAATCTTAACCGATACAGCAAACCCGTTCGATCCTTTCAACGGTATGGAGCAATGAATATCAGCAGAACCTTTCGTTCCTGTTCCTTTCTGCCATTCAATCGATCCTATCCTGCGTTTGAATCCCATCGCATCGGTAACTACCTGCGTATTGTCAACCATCCGGCCCATTGTGTTTACCCTCTCGGCCTGGTACCCGTGCGCCTTAATCCATGCTATTACAGCCTGAGTAAGTCCGTTAGCTGTGTTTAGCTTATAGGTTCGCATAGGCAATGTCAGATGATCCGGATAGTTCGGGTGCTTGGCCTTGTAATCAGTGCGTAGTTTAGCGTATAGGGTCTGTTCGGGGGTCATGGGTGCGGAGTTAAAAAGGCGGTTCAACATCGTTTAGTTTACAATCAAAATTCGCATTAGGTTGTATAGGGTCCGGCATATTGATAACCTCTGCCTGTTCTTTGTTGATCTTTTCATAATACCAGTTATTGCGTGACCAAGTCGACATCGGTAATCCTTTGTTCATATACCTACCATTGAAATAGTTGTAAGTGAAATCACATTCACCTCCTTCGCCTAAATGCCTGAATTTAACCTTCAGAATCTGAATGTTAGTTAACATTTTTTCGCGGTCCCGGTAAACAGATATACCATAATCACACTTATTGTAAAAATTCGCGGACCCGTTAATATCATATAGTGTCGGTGCGATTACTTTCAGGCTATCTTTCTGCATTGGCATTTTACGCGGGTGTGCAACCAAAAATATCAGAACACCGTAAATCTTAGCAAACGTAATCAGCTTATCCAAAAACCTGCTTATGTATTCCGTTTCCGTTTCAGATTTATCGCGCTTGTGTTCAATTTTATTATACGGGTCAATTACCAGTATCTTAACACCGTTACGCTTAACAGTAATCATAGCCAGTTCAATGATACGTTCAAAAGTCTGATCATCATCAGGCGCGATAAACTGATAATTTTCATTGATATAATCGAAAGTATCTTTTAATTCATTTTCTGCAAGTTCATCAGTGATGAATTTTTTCCCTGATATTTTTGGTATCAACTTCATCAGGTGATATTTCATAGGGAAATTTTCAGGGCTGAAATATGCAACCTTCCATCCGTGTAAAATATTCAACTTAGCAACAACAAAATCCACAAATTCAGATTTACCATGTCCGGGTATTCCTGTAACTACTGCAAGCCTTCCAAGTTCCCATGTAATCAAACTATCAAGTTCAGGAATTTCTATTTCTTTTCCTGACTTCATGCCATTTTGATACAGGTCCATCAGATCGTTATAATGTTCTGATATGTCAACCAACCCTTCAACTTTTGCCGGCCTTGCTTTTTTTACTGAAGCAGACAATGCAAGTCCGCCTGAATTTATCAACAGTTCGTTTGCATCCTTAAAATTGTCATATTCGACAATGTAACACTTTTCAGGTCCTAATCTTCTACATAGTTCATCGCGTAGTAATATTCCCTTTTCATCCGTATCAACTGCAATGTATATCTTTTCAATCCGTTCAAAAACATCGACAACAGGGTCCAGATAATCAAGGTTTGAACCTTTCGCGCCATTCGGTACACTTACAACTTGATTAAATCCAACCTGAACAAATGATGCCGTATCAATTTCACCTTCAGTAATTATGCAATAATCTGTTACACTTGAAATCGATGGTAGGTTAAAGAAAGTTAGTTCAGCATCCTTAACCAGTTTAAATGACTTTTCAGGACCGCGATACTTTACATTAACCAGTTTGTCATTACGATAATATGGGAAACAAATTACTTCAACTTCGCGGCCTAATTGTGGCATAAACTGAAGCGATGTAAATATTTTAAGTTCATTCAGTGTTTCCTTACCTATCATCCGGCCCTCAAAATATTTAACAGCGCGATCTGATAAATTCGTGTTGTTTACAACTTCAGGCACTATGTATGTTTTTTCCTGCCTCGGCTTATCAATTACAAATGAAGTTTCGCAGTTAAAACAATATCCGGCCTCTTTTGAGTTATTCCAACTAAATGACTTTTTACCTTTATGCTTACGGTCCTGATTACATTCAGGGCATGGCATCTGGTTTTCACCTTTTCGCGGTGCATTGATGTTATATACCCGCGCTGTTTTCAATGACTTTATGTTCATAGCAGTTCGGGTTTATTAATGAAATTATGGACCATCGAATCGTAATTGTTTTTATCAATCTTTTTACCTTTTGATGTGGTCCAGTTCATATCATCAAACTTGTAAGCGATCTCAAATGCTAATTCTTTTGAATCTTCATTTCTCGAATGATATTTTACGGCATTTTCAAATTCAATCCATGTTACCGGCAAAAACTTAAAAAGTTTTGCCGGGTCTTCTTTTCTTCTTTTGTTTATGTTGTTGTCAGTCTGCGTGTCGTTTCGCTTGGCATTTCGTTTGCCAGTTTGCTTGTCAGTTGGTGTGTCGGTCTGTTTATTTTTATTCTGGTAATCATCGTATTTACAAATAGTTATGATACTAAAATGGTTTGTCGGTTTGCTTGTCAGTTCGCCTGTCGATTGCAGGTTGTTTATTGCAGTCCGAACGCTCCGGATTGATAGGCCGGTTTGATTGCTTAATGACTGGTAAGAGGTAACAAGTTGACCTCGTTTAATCTTAATCCCCCTCCATGTCTTTGATTCGTAATTACATACCAAAAGCAGGTGAATAAATAGTATTACCTCGTTATGGGATTTGTACCATTCCCATTCAAGTATTTTCTTATCGAGTGTTATAAATCCGTTCATACATACAAAATTAGCACCAACAAAAAAACCAACGGTTGAACCCTGCACACAGACAGACCGTTGGTTAATTGTTGGCGTATGAAGAACTGAGAATTTCTGATCATGGTTCTGTGTGTTAGAGCCGGGGTTCAGTCGGCATTATTTGAACAGCAATATTACAAAATTAATCGGTAAAAAGCAAGTTTTAATCAGGTTTTTTATGTTTTTCGTCAATGATAACCGGAACAGCATTACCCCAACTTATTGAATGATGGATACGCTTGTTTGTTGTCTGCATCATTTTTACATGAGCAAAGGATGGGCAATACATAACAGTATAAAAT